GATAGGCGAAATGCGATAGCTGCAAGTGCGAAGCCGAATGTCGAAATCATTGACTTTGTTGGCAACGCATCGAAGCACAGACTTGTCACGTCCACCGATATATTGAGTGGGAAGTACCCTGAGAAGGTGTCTGACAGAGCAGCGAAACTTGCACAAGAAAGCAAGGCTCCTGTTGACTTGATTGCTTTGATGGAAAAGGCCAGCAAGGAAGAAGAAGAAGAAGAAATCAGGACACTCACTAGCAAAGGTGACGAGTACAACCTGACAGCAAAAGCGAAGTTTTCACAAAAGAAGAATGATCCGTTCGACATTTTGAACATCGGCGCACATAGGGTGTTGAAGAAAACCACAAGAGTGCTTTCGGCCAGGCAAAAGGCGATGCTTGACAGGAGTGGCATAGACACGAAAACATTGAATGATCACCAGCAAGTTGTCCTGCATGGAGAGTTGGTGAACAGAATGAAGAGAGACAAATGCACGTTCAAGCAAGCCAAACTGCTGAAGAAGTTTGGTTACAGAACTGACATGGGTTTCAAGGAAGCGTCAGACACGATTGACAGGCTTGCTAAAAACAACTGGAGGCGAGTGTGACTTGGAAAAGAGTGAATCAACAGAAGCCTTGCCCGATCTGCAAGAAAACAGATTGGTGTTCGATCAGTGCTGACGAGTCGGCGGTGATCTGCCCAAGGGTCGAACAAGGCAGCAAGAAGTACATTGATGGTTCTGGATACCTGCACATCTTGAAAGAAACAGATGACTGGAAGAAGGAACTTGGCAAGCCGGAGAAGAAACAACTACCAGAACACAATGAGGTGTTGGCAATACTTGCCAGAAAAATGTGCGGTGCGATGAACCAGGAGAAGCTGTCCGCGCTGTCTGAGATGCTGGACATAAGCGAGAAGTCACTCAAAAGGCTGCACGTTGGCTACTCATCACAACAAGGCGCATACTCATTCCCTATGCAAAGAACAGGCAACCGATTGCTCGGTGTTCGTATGCGAAACGTAGAAGGCAAGAAATGGGCGTTGAAGGGATCTAAGCAAGGGCTGTTCATACCATCTGGCATGGAAGGCAAGGCTGGTTTGGTGGTGTGTGAAGGCCCAACTGATACTGGTGTGCTGCTGGACTTAGAGTTTGACGCAATAGGTAGACCATCTTGCAACAGTGGAACTGATTTGATCAAAGAGTTTGCAAAGGGTAGGCACGTTGCAATCGTCGCAGATTTCGATGGGCCTGGCATGGATGGCGCAGAGCGTTTGGAGTTCAGTTTGAAAGAAGTGTGCAGGAGTGTTACAGTCGTTGTCCCGCCTGCCAAAGATGCCAGAGAGTTTGTGCAACAGGGCGCAACTAGAAAAGACTTTTTGGAGCTTATCAAAGGATGATTTGGAAATGCACATTGCCGGACTACGACTTGATCAGCCCAAACAGGATGATGCGGATGCACTTTCGCGTTCGGATGAAAGAACACAACAAACTATTTAATTTGCTGTGCATTCACGGTGACACGGTTGTACCTTTCATCTGCCCTGTCAACATCACCATCGTCAGAGAGTACGGCTATCGCAAACGAGCCATGGACCCTGACAACTTGTACGGAAGCTGCAAGCTGTTGCTGGATGTGATCAGAGAGCCAAGCCCCAGGTCCACGAAGGAATCACTATGCTTGATTGCTGACGACACCGAATCCCAGATCACGAATCTGAGCGTGACACAGCGCAAAGCGGATGATAAAATAACGAAGGTCCACATCACCGTGGAACCGAGTCAATGACTTTTTCCAGTTGCAGGCCATCGCTCACCCGAAGGGGTGGGCGGTGGTTTTTTTAGTCGCGTCTGACGCGACATAGACCAGGTTGTCACCCCTTGCTTGTTAGGGTTAGTCTTTAGGGGCATACAAGCAGCCAGCGGCTGGCTCTGTTTGCCGATTGTGACCCATTGGGAAGGTCGGCGTACCGACACACTGCCTTCTCCGTTAGTCCATAATGGGTAATGTTCCCCATCGGTTTTTCCGATAAGGAACATAGTGCTAGGGGTCGGTGCGTCTTCACTGAAACCGTAACCAATTAGAGTGGCGAAAAGTAATGGATCATGGCAAGAGTGGTACGCCGAACGTATGGGCAGCAGTTCAGACAATAGTCATTACAGCCGCTGCCGCAGGGGTGTTTCTGACAATGGGAAGGCGTGACCAGGAGATTACCTTCCACAGTATGCAGATCACCCAATTGAGTTCGATATCTCAAGACCTCGTAAAATCACAGGTTTTGTCTGAGGCGAACGATGCCAAGCACAACGAAAACATCGCTGATCTCAAAGACAGGCTTGAGCGGTTAGAAGAAACAAGCCGCGTCAACTGACAAAGAAAGCAAATCTTACCATGATCAAAATTGCTCCGACAATTCTGAGCTTTCTCATGATCTCTGGATGCCGCACCATCACATTTACACCTACGGGGAGCGAAACTGCTTTGTCGGCTGCTAATGAGGTGGCAAACTCACAGCCTTTGACCGTTTTAAGTGTTATTGGTGGCTTGTGTTTGTTGGCTGGCATGGCTCTCCTTGTTGTTACCAGGGGATCTCGTGGTTGGTATCCGGTTATCGGCGGGTGCATTTTGACGGTGTTGAATTACATGGTGGCGAAGTATGATGACTACCTGTTTTACCCCTTAGTGGTTTTCACAGGCTGCATTTCAGCGGCTTGGACCTACAAAGTTATCAAGCAGATCCTTAAAGAAAGAAAAACAACATGACCGATATCCTTATTACCCTCGCTGTGGCATCAGCTAGTTTCCTGTGTGGTGTCGCTTTCAGAGAGCAGTTTATGGCACTGATCAAAAAAGTCTTTGGGAGCTAAACAATGGAACCTTCCACGCTGATTCAATTTGCTGAAACTACAGCAGCACCATTGGTTGCCTGGGTCTTGGTTTACTACACGCTAGTTAGATCTTTGAGAAAAGACATGGAACGTGTCTGCCAGTGCAACGAACGATGTAGTAAGTGAAAAAGGCGGCGCACTGGATGAAAGACCGCAGGACAGCAAAAATAGCTGCAATATCTTGCACTCATTCCCCGTTTACGCCACCAGAAACTCATTCGTGGCTTCTCGACACACTTGCCAACATCCCTGATTTGACCCACTTTGGTCATCTCGGGGATGTTTTCGAGTCCAGTGCGGCATCCGTCCACCCGAACGAGGACACGCACACCCTCGATGATGAGTACGAGCATGGTGCTAATCTACTGAAATCTATACGCGATGTCTTGCCAAGCGGCTGTAACAGGTGGATTTGCACTGGAAATCATGATGACAACATTCTTGCGCCTGATCCGCGAAGAATACCCAGGGCCTTGAGGAACCTAGTAGATTGGCGCAATCACCCAGAATTCGGCAATGAATTCGAGCAATGGCATTGGGTTCCATACGAAAAATCACGCAAAGGAATCTACAAAGTAGGACAATGCCTGTTTTACCATGGCTTCGATGCAGGTCTTTCGAGCGATGAACTAGAGGGGCTTCAGATGATGCAGTGTGCCGGATGGATACCATTCGGCTTAACGGTCAGAGGGCACACTCACAGGCCAGTAGAGCCAACCCAGGCCATGAGGACTAAGAAAGTGCCTCTACCGTTTTGGTATGCCAATGTTGGCACATGTGGCCCTCTCAAGCCTAATTACGCGAAAAGAAAAGACACTAGCATGTGGGGCGCAGCAATAATTGTTGTTGAGTGTATTTGGGATAGGCCATCTAGATTGAACGGCAAGTGTTGGGATGCTGAATTGATAAGGATGCCACAGTGATTAGCCCTGCTGAAAAGATGAAAATGGAAGTCCAGAAGCATGTAAACTACTGGATGACAGAGTTTGAACTAGACAAGTGGCAGGTCTCTGGGGTGTTGTTTGACATCGCCATGGACCGGCTAATGATCATTGATATAGATGACGATGATGATGATGAAGAAGAGGAATAAAAATGCCAAGAAAAGCTGCTAGCAAGTCCAGTAAAAAAACTTCCGGGCCTACGCCGAAAAACAAAGCCCTGTACGCACGAGTTAAATCTGAAGCGAAGCGAAAATTCGACGTATACCCTTCAGCTTATGCCAATGCCTGGCTTGTGAAGACTTATAAAAAGCGTGGTGGGAAATACTGATATGGCCAAAAAGGGTCTGAAAAAATGGTTTGCTGAAGAATGGGTTGATATTAAAACCGGCAAAAAGTGCGGACGAAAATCAGCCAAAGGTTCTAAGCGTCCATACCCAGCTTGCAGGCCAAAGAAAGTTGCCAAGCGTATGACCGCAGCACAGAAAAAGGCGGCTTCCGCAAGAAAGACTGGCCCAAAAGCAATTAAATATCCGATTACCGCCAGTGGGCGAAAAAGGAAAAAGAAAAATGGCTAAAAAGAAATCGCCAGCGTGGCAGAGAAAAGCAGGTAAAAACCCAAGTGGCGGCCTGAATGCAAAGGGCCGACGCAGCTACAAGAAGGGTACTCTTAAGCCACCAGTCAGTGCCAAGAAGGCCAAAACCAGCAAGAAGGCTGCTGGTCGTAGGAAATCGTTCTGCTCAAGAATGTGCGGAATGAAGTCGAAACTAACCAGCGCAAAGACAGCCAGGAACCCGCAAAGCAGGATTAACAAAGCTCTTAGGAAGTGGGATTGCAGTTGCTGAAAAAGATTCTTTGGAGATGGAGAGTCAAAAAAGAACTCCTACTGTGGACAGAGCATGTGCTTAGTAAACCCAGTTCCTTCTTTGGTGGGTTGCCAGCTTGCCCATTTGCCAGCAAGGCGTGGAGAGACAAGAAAGTCAAAGTGACATTTGGCAGGCCCAGCGACGTTCACAGATACATGTCAAACTGGACGGACACACACCGCCTTCACATACATGTGATCAAGGAAAGAGTCCATTTTGGCACTCTGAACTGGGTTTGCAAGATTGAGAACAAGAGGTACAAAGAAAAAGACCTCGTTGCCATGGAGTTTGTGCCGGGTATTGGCGTAGAATCGGGGCAACCAGATGAAGAGCTAGAAGACTGGCCCCATCTGATTGACGAGGAATACGCCATGGTGTTTATCCAGCGTCTGTCTGATCTAAAGGAAGCGAGTAAAATGCTCGATAACAAGGGGTACTACGACAACTGTACTCCTCAGTTTAAGAAGTACGTTTCGGAAAGGAACGAAAATGCGCGGTAAGAAGAAGACGATGAAGAAGAAGGCTCCTGCGAAGAAGAAGATGCCAGCTTTTCTGAAGAAGAAGGCTGGAATGAGGAAGAAGAAGTAAGTCGCGTCCACGCGACAGAAAGAAGGTGTGCCATGCCTAAAGGTGGTGGTGGTCTAGGCGGTGGTGCTACAAAACCCACTCGCACAAAACCTAGTAAAAAAGGCAGAAAAGGTGCAGGCAAACGCGGCACTTCAAAAGGCGTTGCCCGGTCAGCCGGTAGAAGAACAGGAAAGTGATATGGCTAAAGTAACTCGCAGCGCGAAACAGTCGAGACTAAGAGCAGCAGCTAGCAAGAAATCACGAATCATCACAAAAAAGGGTGGTAAGCGTGGGTCTGGCAAAAGAAAGGTTGGCAGGTAAATGGCTTTCAATACAGGGCTATTTTTTGCCCACGACACAGGCATCGTTGATTCTGGTGCAAACCCACTCGGATCTATAGGGTCATACAAAACAGCGGCTGCGATTCAAGCAATGGTTGACGCTGATACCGCTGCGGTTATCGATTGTGGTGGTGCTTCTCATTGCATGATCGTACCGCTTTTGAAAGCAAACACTGAAACCGATGGATCTGGCAGCAATGCCCCTGACATTCAAATTCACGGTGTTATTGGTCATGGCGAACCATCACAGACACACTTCGCGGAAAGAGGCAGGCTTGTCTACAACCTGGGCAAAGTCCAAGCTGCGTCTGTGGGCAGTGGTACTCAGTCTGCACAAAGCACTCAACTTGTTGAAACAACTGAAGCCGGAGTGACTTTTGCTCACTTTGCGGATGCTGGCGCAGCGACACAAACCACTGAGACCCATGAACTTTTTGTTTTGGCTGAAGCACTGCAAGGGACAGCTGGTAACTCTGTTCACATGGGAGATACCGACCTTGATGACGCTAATGTTGGCTACGTTCAAGTTGCCGGTATTAGCATTTTTCAGCAGTTGATCTTGACCTTCAACATCAGAAGCGCGAACACCGACACAAAGGCAAATGCGCTCGTTTGTTTGAAGTACTGAGTCTTAGATGGCAAAGAAGAAGCGCAACTACAGAAAAGAGTACGACTCGTACCATGCAAAGCCAGCACAAAAGAAAGCTCGGGCAAGTCGTAACTCTGCCAGAAAGAAAATGGCGAAGTCTGGCAAAGTCCGCAAGGGTGACGGACGCGAAGTGGATCACAAAAATGGTAATCCCAGAGACAATCGCAGGAAAAACCTGCGCGTTGTTAGCCGTAGGACCAATCGAAAGAAAGGCTGACAATGGCAGTATCAGCAACGACAGTTGAAAAAGAAGTCGCATACTTCCTGGGGTATGGCTACGCATCGAACGCTGGAGGTTCTACTGGCGATTTTTTAGACAACATTGCACAAAGAGCGATGAAAAACTTCTTGATTCCCACTGTGATGAGAAACAAAAAGGGAGTTATGGAGTCGTCTGCTCACAAGTGGTCGTGGCTCAGTGACTCTGGCGTGGTTGTGCTGAACGACCCGGAAACATTCTCACACGCTGCATCGACGCTTTTCGACAACGACCCCACGAGCGAAGTTGCTCCATCAGTCACAAATGGTGTGGTCAATTTTGGGCTTACAACCCCTGCCAACTTTCCGCAGTGGGTTCACAACCATGCCAGCGGCGATGGTTCTGCAACAGATGGGTCAGCAGATGACCAAGTAACTGCGATGGTCAAAGTTAGTGGACTCGGTGCTGCTGACGGATACCACATCCCTACGAGCTTTTCATACGATAACACAGACAAGTTCAGGATGACCTTGGCTGACACATCGATTACGGTTGCCGAGACCGGCACTGGTGTGTCGTTTACTTTCTACCATGTAATGCACACTGCTGGCACCTCGTTTGGCGCAATCGATGGGTTCATGACGCACCAAGTCAACACAGGACACAACCACGTTGAGGTGATTAACCTCGGCGCACTGCGTGATTTGTATGCGGGTGAGCCTGTCCTCTCGGATACGCCTCAATACGTCGCCTATGACGAGGCTAAAGCCAGGTTCCTTTTCTTTCCGTTGCCAGACACAAATTACACGCTTAGGTACAAGTACCAGAAGGAACCAGCGACAACTACGATCCCAGACAAGTACGAAGGGATTGTCATCAATGGTGCGCTTGCCCTCGCAGAGAACTACTCAGACAGCCCGAATCGCGGGAGGTTCAACGCCATCTACCAGAACCAACTCATGGCAGCGATACAGGAAGACAGGGCGCAACATAGAACGGAATACTTTGGCGTGAACACCGATAGGTCGGATCGGATCATGCCATACGGACACAAAACCGACAGAAGTAGTATCTACTACACAAACAGAAGCGGGACTACGTTCCCCAGTTAAGGATTGAAAAATGTCAGCACATAACGCTCTTGAAGAACTCAACAAGGAAGCTGAGATCGCTCATGGCGGCAAGGTTTTCGATTACGGGGCATCCAAGCCCGCTGATGGCGAAGCTGGTGGGTATGTCAATGGTGCTTTGTTTATTGTCGCCGGTGGTGGTGATGGTGCAAACATCTTCGTGAACGATGGAACAACCTCATCCAACGACTTCAACCTCGTCGTCGTCACTGGGGCTTGATGAGACACCATGCCCGGTAGGTCAAAGCACCCACATATTGGTTTGCGGCCCAATGCAGGTTCTGAAAGCAACAGCCAGGAACATGTCTTCGCTGATGCCACATTGGGGTTTGATGGCACTACGTTCCAGATTGCGCCCAAGGCGTTTCGTCTAGAACTCAACACAGATGTCATGGACATCACTGGTGAGTTTGAGGGAAACCTGTCTGGCAATCTTGTTAAACAAACCAAAATGCGTGCGCTCAACTACGTCAAGGGCAGAGCCACATTCTCTGGTGAAGTTCCGTCAGCCGCTGCCATTGGTCTGGCAAATCTGGAGACAGCGACAACACTTGATGTCGCTTTCCTCCTTGGTGTTGGTGCATCATCAATCACTGGCACGGCGACGGCGAACTTTAACCGAGTCAAGTTTCGCATGGTTCCACAGTCTGTGGTGCTGGACTGGAACCTGGAACGGCCTGTGGTTAGTATCACGATTAGTGGGCAGTTGTCTGAGCGGTACAACGCCGGGGCTTTGGGTGATGCCGACGTTCCGGTTATCGAAGCACAAGGAACTTTGTGATGGAAGAAAAAGTTGATACATCTGAGATGGAAGCAAAGTTGTCTGAGTTGAACCAGACCATGCGGCAACTTCTCACTGAAGTCAGCACTTTGTCGTCTTTGCTTTCTAGAACTCTGGAGTAGACATGGCAATCTCTATTCTGGCTTACGACCTGCCCGGTTCCAGTTATACGGGCTTCTCAGCAGGCTCTGGCAACTACAAAAGAGAACGTGCTGTTCGCAGGTTTCTTGTTGATGGCGTGAACACCACCGACAAAACAGATATCCTGACTGCTGTGACAGCACTTATTGACGATGCTTCTTCTTTGGATCTGCACCCACAAACACTTCACACAAATGGCAACTTGCCTCTGCAAGAGTTATCTATTCAAAAGGTGGGGCGAAGGCCCGAAAGTAGTGCTGGCAATGACGCTGCTCTTCTATACCTCGTTGAAGCAATCTACTACTACGCAATATGACTACATCCATCATACATGACAACGTGATCGGCACCGAATATCAGGCATCTGAGTTCGAGGTGTCTAAGATGCGAGCGACGAGAAAGCTGATCATTAAAAGCACAAGGTCGAACATAGATGCTGACGCTTCTGGTGGCAGAGGAACGTCAATCTTAAACGATCTTCGCGCCGTGACTGGCAGCCCAGGCAGCTACACGACGCTACTTGGCCCTCTGTGGAATGACCCGGCAGGGGCAACACAACAGACTGATTACGAGATTGTGCATCCTGACAATAACTCGTTGCCATTGCAAGCAATCAACATTGCGAAGATGGGTGACCAGAGATTCTTGGTCACACTTTCTTACTTCGTTGTTGCTGGCGCACAGGGCGGTGGCGCACAAGCAACTGCTGTTTGCCAGCTACGCACGGAGTTTTACAGCAAGAGAATTTACACCACCTACGACAAAGAGGGCGAACGAATTAACTTGTTCCCCCAGAAAGTTAGCCCCGGAACGACCGCATCGTCTCTTGGTCGAGTTGTCACTTTGCCACAAGTTAAAGTTCAAATTCCATTTTCTAGCTACAACAGCCCCGCAACAACGAGCGCAATTATGCGAGTTGGGCAAATCAATAGCGAATCAATACGGATTGCCGTTTCTGCAACAGGCGAGTCAATAACGTTCCCAGCAGATTCACTTCGCTACGACGGAATACAAATGACGCAATATGGGTCTGTTGTAAACTCTGGCGGAACAGTTGGCAGGTACAAAGGGTTTGTCGAGTTTACGGCTAGAGGCGACAAGTTTTTGGAAGAGAGCCTTGAAATACCAGAAAGCAACATCCCTCAGTTGATCGAGATGTACCCGAACGTCGCAGACGGCAACTACTCAGACCTTACTTCAGATGGAATTCCCACGGGATAAAGCATGTCTTTCACTGGTGACACAGAGATACCATCCAAGAATCCTTTTAGCCCTGAGTACAAAGAGTGGCTTGGGAATCTTGCATCAGACGTAGCAAAGCTAAACAAGTATTTGCCGCTGTTTGATTTTGCCGACCTTCCAACTGGATCTGGCGGCGGTGGTGCCGCAAACGTGTTTCTTGCCATAATCGTTTCCAGTGGCGGACTCAATCAAGGCTATGTTTTTGAAGAGATCAGCGACCCATCCGACCCTTTCTCGATAGTCGATGAGGGGCGGACTGGCATAGCTTGGAACACCATGGAAACAGGACTGGTTACTGATGACCAAAACCTGTACGTTCCACCAGGCTTTACAGCAGCTTGTTTTAATGGAGTCTTTGTAGACAGCGCAATTAGATTTGAAGTTTTGCCGATTGCCATGGGAACCATAGTGCATGTTGTAGAAACAGCACCGCTCCCAAACAAATCAGATCCAGATTTGATCGCCCCAACCTACTCAATCTCTGTACAAGTCCCTGTTTGCGTTTCTTGCGCTGGAGCCTAACTTGCCGCACATCACCGCGATTATGGCAGCCATGTCTACTAGGCTTCCGGGCAATCCCGGTGGCGGCCCACTTTCGCCTGTGCCATGCACTTGCGCAGGAAACAACGGCTGCGTACCAGGGTGTGAAGGATACAACTGCTGCTATTGCGAAGGTGTCCCAGAGGATTACGAGGAAGACTACCCGTACTATGGAATCTACAAGCACCCATTGCCAGATTTCCAGATAATCAGCAGGGCGATGACAGGCTCAGTTATTGGCAAAGCAGTAGCGTGTGGATGCACAAAAATTGCTGTTCCTAACCCGCAAAGCGCATACGGGTGCAATATGTGGTCGTACACTGGTTGCAGTTCGTATAACGGGCAAGATTACGAGGTAGAGTCTTATTGCGACGGCGCGTTCGCATCTGGCGCAGGAGGAGGTGCTGGAAATTGCGGTGGCAAAACAGAAGTTTCTTGCCCTAGCTGTGGGTCACCAAACCCAGATCCTACAAACAACATAGTCTCCGAAGCATATGTTTCTGGGTGTGCGCAGGCACCTTGTTTGTTTGGTTGCACTTGGACCTGTAATCCCACAGAAGGCAGTCACATTAACAACCCTTACCAAAGGACTTGTTGCCATCACCGATACTGCGAATCTGACCCCCCTCTTGGTTACGAATGCACAGGGCCGTGTGCAGACGATCAGCTTCAGTGTTACGCGGGTGGTTTCAATCCTTATTGTGGTTCTTGTGGCTCCGGCACTGAATCATCTGACCCCTGTATAAATCAACCTACTGGAAGTTACAGCGCAGATATTAAAACTTCTGTCAGGGTTTATGGTGGAGGCGCATACCTAATCAAAGCAGAGGCAGTTGCTGAAAGAACAAACAGTTGGTGGCCTGACTACCCATTGGGTTGCCATGGCATTTTTGCCACAGAAACCGACAACGAACATGAGATTGGTTACTATGAAAGAAGTTTTAATTGTCAAGATTTCACTTGGCGGCAGGGCAACGACAGGCTGAATGTCACTTTCACTAAGGGTTGTGGTCTTGGCTTTGAGATTAGGAGAATGCACGGAATACAGTACAACGGTAGTACATACGACCCCGTTGTAGTGGCAAGCAATTTTAACGGAGCAGGATGCGTTGACGAACCACCAGAGGATCAAGACGAACTACCGTGTTGGCTAGAGGGCAAAACTCTAGACGATGCCTTTGATTGCTACCCCGACTACTTTGGCATAAACGACCCAGACCACCCGCAGGATTACGATAACTATGAAAGCACACCAGTGCTTTCAGTACTGCCATTCGAGGGTGCGCTGTCGGCTCTGCAAAGACACCCGACTATGATCATGAAAGTAAGTGGCGGTATGCTGGTTGCTCGTGCAAACGGGTGCCCCGGTTGCGATCATTATGTTTCAAATAACCCAATCCTTAACGGAGGTCAAGATCCATGCTATTACGGCACAACCACTAGCGGCGGTGATTATGCCTACCAGTGCGCTCATTCGACTGTTGGGTTTAGACCAAGGCCAAGTAACGCAGTTACTTACTTTCTCTACAAAGGATGTTTTGCACCGGGCGTTGGCACACTTGGCGGTATCACATACGAGCTTGTGGCAAAGGTGGGATTCGCATTTGGCGGGTTTGCTGGTTGTGTTTACGACGGTTGCCAAGACACCGCCTATTGTGGCGATAATGACAACTATTCTTACCCCGGACCTGATGTGACTGATCGCATTAACGGTTGTAACGCGCAGGGCGACTGGCGAAAAATCAGAGGAAGAGAGTACAGGTTTGGCTGCGTCAAAGGGCCAATCCTGCCACTCCACTCGACAAGTCTTCTAAATTTCACCATCCCGGTTTCACACACAGACTTTGCAGATACACCATTTTAGGAGAGCAATGATCGGATTCTTTGGAAGATTGAAGTGGCTGATTACTGGCAATCAGCCAAAACCCAGGCCATGCAACTGCGGCAGAAAACAGCCTGTCGATATGTTTGGCAACGCAATCCAAGCTAACGAGCCATACGCACGTTCTCGCCCATTGCGAGACCCTTCTCAAGAATTAGATGAGATGGCCGATATTGAACATATCCAAGCTCAGTCAAAAGGACTTGGAGACACAATTGCAAAGGCAACTAGCGCAATCGGAATCAAGCCCTGCTCTGGGTGCCAGAAAAGGAAAGAAGCCCTGAACAAGGCTTTCCCATATGAACAGAAGAACACCGATAATCCAGAGAAAGTTGCTGACGACGCTGACTCGGTTTGAGTACGGTCGCGCTCAACTTAGGCAAATCATAGTGTGCAACAGTCATGCGTCAGATGCCGCTGTGGTAAAGGTGTTCCTTATTCCCGTCAACTCAGACAAAAAAGGCACAGACGATCAGCATTTGATTTTTATTGCATCTGTTGCAGCGCAATCTACTGAAATCTTCAGGCCATCTGAAGTGATTCCAGTGCCTGAAACGTTTGAGCTTGGCGCAACCGCATCTGCGAACGACAAACTAACTTTGACATTGGTGAGATAAATGGCAATCGACTACACAGGCAGTGCAACTACAGGCTTGATCAACAGATTAGGCAAACTATTTCATCTGGCAAAACAAGTGGATGCGCTGCAAACGACAGTGGTTGCTGAAGCAGAAGACGTTGTTGATTCGTTTGTTTCTGCTGATATGTGGCAAATCCAAAAGATACAAGAACTAGCAACCGTCGCCATTGAAAAAGGCGCGTTGGCTGGAATGTACAGAGACAGCGGCGTATATCGAGATAGGCCAAGAAATGACGTTGCTGGCACTAGAACACCAAGAATGAGCGAGTCTCTCACCTACGGCTCTTCTATTGCAGGTGCAACTACTGGGTACATGAACCACCTGCACAGTTGTATCGAAACTAGCGCACACAACATTTTGATCGAAGCAGTGAGGACTGGACTTGACAAGCCAATCGTTGGCATCAACGACGCTTTGATTGAGCTTATCAAAGACATGAACGCAAACGGCCACAAAGTAGACGAAAACACTGTGGCTCACAACAGTGGATCAGACGCTACTGGCAGTAGCAACACTGGCAACGGCACGGTACTCGTTTCAATCAACATGCCTGACTGGCAAATCGGAAACACAACGAGAAAGCCACACCAGAGCATCAAGGCTGAAACTGTTTACTTTGAGTGCCAACACGACGAGTCAACAGGATCTGTCCTGGGTAGAGAAAGATTTATCGCACGAGGAAAAGCAGGTTCTGGCAAGTACGCCTCCAGTTGGCCCTCTGGCAGTGGCGCACAGCAGAGATACAACGTGTGTTCTGCTGGTCAGTTGACCGGATCTGCAAACCTTCTTTACAACAGCGACTTTGACATCTGGCCTACCTCAACTACTTGTGACCAGTGGACTTTTTCACTAGCGTCAGGGACAGCACTTTCATCTTCTGCCGGTGGCCAAGGTGGAGCCTTGTCAACAAACACAGACAGGCACACAGTTACTTTCGGCAGCCGTGGAACTTATGCGTTGAGGGTCAATGGCAATAACAGTGCTTCTCATCTCATTCAGCAGAAGATGGGCAACAACACGGACGGGACTATTGGCACAGTAACGCCAAACACTAGCCTGTTGTTTTCTATGAGAATTAGGTCGCAAGACACGACTATTACAGCAGGAAAACTTCGCGCTGCTTTGTGGGATGGGACTAGCAGTAGGGTTGCAAATGCTTCTAGAACTTTCGATTTCGCTAACTCAGGAGGAGATGACGATTTCGAGGCCAACCTTACGAATAGCTGGACTCATTTTTATGGCACGTTTGATGTTGGCGAAAAAGCAATCCCAAGCGACCTTCGGTTTGGGCTTGATTTCCCGACTGTTTTGCAGGCAGACAGATCACTGCTCATCGACGAGCTTGTCCTTGCTTACCCCACACAGTTGTACCCTGGCGGCCCAGCATTTTTGATTGTTCGTGGTGCCACTGATTTCAAAATCACAGACAACTTTTCGCGGCCATTTACAAACAACTTTGCCAGCGATTTCCAGCTTTACTTTGACAAATACTTTGGAACGTCTTCGATGAACCTAAACTTGCCTATCGCTGGGAGCGGCACTTCGTTTGCAGACTCATCTTACGTCACCTGATTGAATAACTATGGCTCAATACACACCAGAAGAAGAACGCGCGATACAACGAGGCAGTATGAGGGGTCTTGGGGAAGCACCAGGTGGCAAAGAAGCCCTTAGTACTCTGGGTGCTGGACTTACAGAGGTTGCTGCTCAGACACCGTTAGGTGGCATTTTAAACGTAGGTGATGCCCCACAGTCTGTACAAGACGCAGGCGCACTAGGCCAAGAAGCATACAACACGTTTGATTTTTTGCCTGGCGTTAGGGCTGGCGCAAAAACTGTAGATTTTTTAAACGAACTTGGTCAGCCATATCTAGACCAACAACGAGAGTTTTATGAGGGTGCGCAACAAAGAGCAGTTGCACGACAAAACGAATTTTTAGACAGACCAATTCCCGGCACTGTGCGGTCTGAGTTTGCTGAGGGTGGTGGTGACTATTTTAAGCCTCTTACTCTTAGAGAAATTCAAGAACGTGATAAGGCAGCGCAACAACAAAGAATTGCAGAATTTGCCGAAAGAGATGCACAACAAGATGTGCAAATCGAACGAATCCGAAAAATGCAAGCGTTGCGTCAAATTCAGCGGGATCGCGAAGAAGGCGTTGACCCTAGAATTGCAAACGAGCAGATTTCTACTGGACAGTTTGGGGAAAATGTTTTCGAGGGTGGAACAACTGGTGTTGACTATAAAACTGCCGGTGACGATCTCAGCGTTGAAGAGCGAGTAAGACGAGTCGAAGAAAAAAGGGCAAGAGACCAGGCACAACTTCGCAGAATGCGAGGTTATGACACAGATTCAGTCGCTGATCCACAAGAAGTAACACAGAAAGACCAGCCGCAGACTGGAGTCACGCAGGAAGAACCATCTACTAGCGTTTCAACAACTGAGTTTGGCACTTCGTATTACGAGATTCAAGATCCAAACAGCGATCAATCAGTATCTTTGCCAGCATCGAGAAATCCTCATGACAACAGCTTTGTCCCTATGGACAGCCAAGAGATTACACCAAACATGATTGGTGAAGCTGCTGTAGCTAACTCTGAATACAGATCAGGTATTCAAAACATTGCAAACATTGCTGTAGAAGCAGGGATGAACAACCCTGTATTTCAAGAGTTGATTGACGCAGAGTCTAGTCTAGATATTCAAAGAAGTGATTTTCCTGCTGGACGAGGTGGTGACACTCAATTCAAACAAGCCCAAGGGCAGGCCCGAAGAGCGTATGGGCGACTTGCTAAAAGAGTCATGCGCCAAGCACCAAATGTGTTTGAGGCACAAGGACGCAAAAAAGTCACTGGGGAAAGAGAACTAGAAAGCGAAACTGATGAAGTTCTAAGAATAGCTGATCAAATAATGACGGAATCTGCAAGAGATCCGTATGGCGAACCTATGAGCCAAGATCGCGCTGTTGCAATGGCAATGCAAAGAAGGCAGCAAGGCAAACAGATGCGATCCCGAGTGCAGGGTATGCTTAGGCCTGGGCAAAGCGGTATTCCATCACAGCAGTTGCAAACGCAGCAACCCCAACAGCGACAAGGTTTGCCATCTGGTGCAATTAGTTCACAACAAATTCCTGATCTTAACCGGGCTATGGAACAATACGATCTTGGCTACGGATTGAGCGCAACTTCAGAAGGCATAGGTGTCATCACTTCTGGCAACAACGCTTTCATTGCGACTAGTGTGCCTAATTACCCAGTGCCAGTTGCCTTTGCACGGAACGCGCAAGAAGAGCAACTTGCAAAGTCACTTGGTATTCCAGTTGTATCTAGAAACAATCCAGAAGTCCGTGGTGGCAGGACGCTCAAGCCCGCTAAACCAGGCACGGCAACGGGTCGCGGCGACACGACTAGACGCAGGTCTGATTTCGGGACAGAAGGCCTTGATGAACGTAGTTTGCAAATTGAAGCGATTGAACAAGCAGAAGAAGACTTTGACACTGCTTACAAGTCTTTGATTGCAGAACAGTCTGGGTCTGCAAATGTTCAGTCAAGACGTGAAGACTATTACAGACTTGCTCGTATGTACCAAGAAGAGATGGGCATTGAGTCAGACCCCAACGTAGACCCAGTGCTAGACCGAGACCCTGGTTTCGCTCAATGGATCAAACAGCAAGAAATTGAAAACGATCCAGATTCTATGCCGATCATAGAAAGAGCAAACCTTAAAGACGGAATGCTGCCACAACAGTCAGAGCCAACTGACAATGCAGAAGTAGACAAACTCAGGCAGATATACGACACACAGACAACTGGCTATCTCAATCGTCGAACAGATCGACAGCCAAGCCGTGAGTCTTTGCGCCAGGCCTATATTGGCAACAGGGTTACAGAGATATTCAGTGAATCTGTTGCTAAAAGAAGTGAGCAGCAAAGAATTCTTGATGACATTTCTGGAACAAACATTCAACGGCAAATGCAAAACGCTTATGGCGAACCTGCTAATTACGGCAACAGGCGCGAGGTAACACTGCAAAGAACACCTGGTGTTTACCAGCCGAAGCCAGTCCTTGTTAGAAATGATGGCAATATCGAAATTGAAACAGTCGAGCAAATTGTTGACACAGCAATGGGTCTGCCATTCTTTTATCAAGGCAGGCCAATCACACTGAACAAACAAAGACTTGAAGATGCAACTGAAGAAGTCATTCGCAAGCCTGGCATTGAAACTAGCGGAAACCGGAAGGTATATGATACTGCTGTAGTAGCTGTGGCTGAAATTATTCAGGAAGCGTTCCCGAACGAATTTCCCGCTAACAACGCTGGCCTGATGCGTCTCACTGAAATATCGAAAAACATGCTAAGGCGACTTGGCTACCTCACAGAAAATGATCTTTTAGGGTATTGATAACCGATGACCGCTTTTAATAACGATGACAACATCCTTGACATGCTTTCCAACAAGTTTGGAAACCAAGACAAGGGAATCGTAGCCGGGACATTGCCCACGCCAGAAGAACTTGAAACAGAAAGAGACAAAGCGCGTAGTGCAGCCATGAGTCTTTCTTATGAAGGCATGGACCGTCCTGACGACGAGCTTGTACCTGACCCAGAATTTAAGTTTAGGCAGAAAGATTACGAACAGAAGGCTGCTGATTTCAGTCGTCTTTACGAAAAAGAAGACCAAATTGCTCGTGGGTTGTCGCCTGAAGTCGAAGCCATGCGGCCTGTTGCTCCACAAGAAATGGTGCAACGCAGTGCGCTACGGGAACGCATGGGAGTTCAGAAAGAACCGCCAAAGAAACTTAGCGATGGTGAATACACTGCTGCTATTGCCAAGCATTACAACAGGGAACCGTACAAGCGCATGGGTACGTTTGCTGACCCAGAAAAGCGTAAGGCTATGGGCTTGGAACCAACAGCCCAGGCTCCAGAAATTGAACGAGGCTACCTAGATATTTTTGGCAGTGCTTTGCTGCAAGGCATCTACAGCAGCGGAGAAGAAGTAGGCGGTTACATTCTGAGCGCAGGTGCCTTGACAGAAAAGGTGTTTGGCGAAAACTCTATGGCCGACGCGATGCTGGACTATGGCATGGAAGTCGTAGAATCTGCAAAGATAGCGTCGTACAACGTAAACATAGACCAGCAAACCGGAATGGATTACGGACGGCTTCCTGACAACGCTGTCATTGACGCGCTTAGAGCAGCACCTCGGTTTCTGGTAGATATTGGCTTGGCTGTTGGAACAGGTGGCAGCAGCGTCATTGCTAGGCAGGTCACTAAGTCTGTTTCAAAGTACACAGCCAAACAAACAGCCAAAAGAATGAGCAGAGCGTTTGCTGGGTTTTCTGGCGCACAAACCTTCGGACGGCAATACAGCGATGCTTACAACGAATATGTTGTGAACCGTGGCATGTCTGTTACTGATGCTTTCCCAGTCATGCTCGGTGAGGCACTGTCTGCTGGCGCATCGACTGCTTTGACATCTAAGATTGACGGTGCATTCTTCTTCACCAGTAAAGCTGCACGAGGCTTGGCTGCTACAAGTTTGCCAGCCAGGGTCATGAGAAACTTCATGCTGGGTGCTGGCGCAGAAGGATTCCAAGAAGCGGCTGAACAAGCTCTGACAGATGCAGCTATTGCAAGTATTGCTTCGATTCGTGACGACGATGAGCGTTTGCAGCAGATTGGATTCCTCAACGAAGGTTATATGTACAAGTTGTACAGGGCGGCTGCGGCGGG